TTGTGAACAACAACCAAGTCTTTAATATCCTTGTTTTTGTTTATGACATAACGAATATCGTCGTTGATTGTTGGATTTATATTGTAAATTGATTTTATTTGGTTTGGCTCAAGAGCAACAAAAGTGTTCTTGCCGCTATGTTCCCAAATTAAGCCGTCGTACCCAATCTCTCTCAATCTATTTCCAAACTCTCTAGTATAAACTTTAGACTCTTCGACATCTTCTCCGAAAAGGTCTTTAAGATTCTTCCAAAGAATATTGTCTCCTTCTTTGGTGTTTAGATTCAATGGATTATCCATTTTTAGATAATATGCGTCAACAGCTTTCCCAAATTGTTTAGCATACTCCGAGTCTTCAGTAAGCCAGAATCCCGGCTCTGTGTTGATATTTGAAAATGTTGTAAATTTTGCGTCAGTTCCGTGATAAACAACAAGCAAGTTGCCTTCGCTATCTCTAACTTTAGAATCCTTGAAGTATTTAGCTTGAGCTGGAGATAGTGGAGTTCCTTCGCTGTCAGACTCTACGCCTTGAGCATATTTTAAGTCTCCAGAAGTCACACCAGAAGTTTTAGCTTTTTTATTGAAAGCCTTAAACATATCTGTTATTGCTGAATTTACTTCTTCAACATTTGCAAATCCAGCTTGAGTTCTTTTTGCAACAATATCGGCAATAATCTCTTCGTGGATTTTTTGTTCGTTGCCGTTGTAAACTTCTCCATAAGCTTCAGAATAAGCGTCGTTTAATTCTGCAAAGTCAGCAATATAAATATTTCTGAAAATTGCGTCCTCGACATTTTGATAAGCTTCTGGATTGACAGCTTTTATATGGTGGACGCTTTCGTGTATACTTGCAGCAACTATTTCCGATTCAGAAAGAGTTGCGTCTGAACGCAAATACATTGTGTTATTTTTGCTATCCATAAAGCCGTCAAAGCCGCCGTCCACATCTTCAAATCCCGGAGGAACGGCACTTCCGTCGTAAAATTCGACATCAACAGCTAAATTTTTCTTAATAGTTGAAGCTAGTTTCTTCTCAAATTTATCCCAATCTTTATGGTCTATTTGTTTGATTTTGACTTTTCTAACTTCTCTCTCTTCTGTTTGAATAGTTCGAGAGATTTTTCTTTTGCTTCCGCTATCTTCTCTTTGTTCGGATTCTCTTGACTCTTCTTGAAGTCTTCCATTTTGCTCAACGGAATCCTTACTTTCAAGCCATTTTTCGCCTTCGTTTGGATATAGATTTCGTCCTTGTTCTCTGACATTATCAACTTCTCCTTTTTCTTTATTATAAATATCTCTAACAATATTGTCAACTCCTACGCCTCCGAAAGAAGCTTCCAAAGCTTGATTATAAAGCTTTGTTGCTTTAGTTAGGAATTTAGACACTTCGATTTGCTCTGCGTTGCCTTTAGAAAGTTTAGCTGCCTTATTTTTAATCCAGCTAGCCAACTTCTTTAGAACGCTAGGCTCTTCTTGAGTAAGTTTTGTGATTTGCTCTGTGTTTGTAAACAAGTTTTCGCTTGTGAATCTTGCAACAACTTCTGTTAAAGTGTTGTATTGAGCAATATCTTTAATTCTTCCAACAATTTCGTCAGAAAGTTTTTGCTCGCCTTGTTTAACTGCGTCTTTAACAAGCTTTTCTGTGTATTTGTTTATTGTGCTATCGTAAAGCTCGTTAATATCTCCATAAGCTTTTTTAAGAGTTTCATTGTTTGCAATTTCTTTTAGCACATAAGAAGCATATTTGTTGTAAGCTTTTGTGCCTTCCAGAGAGTGAGTCATTTCATATTCTACCAGAGCTTGAGAAGCATTTGCGTTGTAATTTATGTAAAGAGTTCCGTCTGCGTATGCACTTTTGATTTCTACGCCGTTAGAGTCTTTTCCTAAAGAGCTGTCTGTTATAACAAAGTTAGAACGAATATTGCCTTTGTTGAGCGAGTTAAATATCTTCTTCGCTTCAATATGAGCCTCTGTTAAAGCTTTGGTTGTTGGAGCGTAAAGCAAAGATTTTTCCTTGCCTTGAAGGCTAGGAGTGTAAGCCGCTTTATTATAACTTGCAACCGCATTTTTAGAGCCGTTTTGCTCTGTGTTGAGATTTTGTTCAACAATCGTGCCGTCTGCATTAAATAAGCCCTTGTAGCCATAATTTTCAAGCTGATTCAATAATTTTGTTCTGCTCTTTTCGTTTGCAGTCCTTAATTCTTTACTGATGTTCTCATAAAGATTTTGTCTAGCTATTGTTATCTTTCCGACATTTGTGTCGTCAAGTTTATCGTTAGCCCACAAGTTCTCTTCTTTTTTAGCCAAGCCTTCAAGGTCTTGCACGCTCTCGCTTATGTTTGCAGCTCTTCTTCCAATTCTTCCAGCTGTTTCGCCATAAACAACAGATGTACCAGCACCGACCAAAGCTGAAGTTCCGATATTTTTTAAGTGTTCTTTTGTTAAGAAGTCGTCAAAAAATCCTTTATCCTTATAGATGTTTTGCAAAAGAGGATTTACGAATTCTGAAGCAGCTTCTTCGATACCTTCTTCAACAGCATTTCTAGCGATTCTCGCAAATCCTTTCTTTGCTGTATTTTTAGCAATATCGTCTAAATAACCTTTACCAAAGATATTTTTAGTCGCTCCTCCGAACATTTTTTCTGTAGCAACTTCCACAGCTCCGCTAGCTATACCATAGCCCAAGCCTCCATAATAAGAAGCTCCGTCATTGTAAGCTTCTTCTGTTGCATTACCGGCAGCCATACCGGCAAACATAGCCATACTAACGCCTTGACCTACTCCCGGAATTAAGTTGACCGCAACAGCCGGCAACATTTGACCGACGCCACTTGCAACGCTTTCCAGAGTTTGACCAAACCAGCCGTCATTAGTGTATGAATATTTTGTTAAGTCTTGTAGAGGGTCGCCTATATGAGTTCCTACGAAGTCATAGGCAATATGGTCTTGCACATCTTTTTGAAAGTCTTTACTAAAAATCCCGCCAACAGCACCAACCAAGCCAGCACCCAAATCATAGATACCTTCAAGCCCTTTTAACGCTCCCGTCACAACATTAGAGACTAAATCGCCAATAGTAGAAAAAGCACGAACAAAAAAGTTCGCATTTTCTCTTTCTTTTCGTTCTTGCTCTTCTTTAAGCTTCGCAATAGTGGCAGCTTCTTCAGCTGCCTTGCGTTGAGCTTCTAATTGTCGATTATATTCGTTTACGGCATAGCGATAATTTCTTGCATTTTTAAGCTGTGTTGCTCTTTGTCTACGCATTTCTGTAGCGTTCATTGTTTCTGTGTACGACATTAAGTCCTCCTAAATTATCGTTTTGTTGATGTGTACCAATTTCCGTCATAATATGTTAGCTGTTTTCCTTCTTTTTCTAGGGATTCAACCATAGGTTGATAGAATAATCTTCCAACCCCGTTATAATACTTGTCTTCGCCTATTTGGCTTATAAAATAAGCTTTGTAGAGTTCCCCATAGGAGAAGCTTTTTCCGTCCTCAATACTTTCTCCATACGGATTGTTTGTTCCTAATAGAGCATTTGAGACGGCATACAACAATTCTAATTCGGAAGAGTTTTGAGCTAAAGCTCCGGAATTGATTTGATAGTCTTGTCCGTTGTAGTTCAAGTATTTTTTACCAGACAAAATCTCTGCAGAGTCTTCTTTCTTTTGTTGTTCTTTAGTCTCATTGTCGATTTCTTGTTGGTCTGGATTGTTTTTATAGAATTTGATTTGTTGTTCAGCGATTGCTTGTTGCTCTGGACTTAAGTTATCTTTATAGGTGTTATAAAATTCCTCAAGTTCTGCAGCTGTATTAAAAGCACCACTCTCAACAACAGACATAAATTCGTTGTAAGCTGCGTCTTGAATTGCTTTGTTTTTGTTGTACTCGTCTTGTTGTTTTTGATAAGCAAGCTCTTCTTCGTACTTTTGTTTTTCGTAAGCGTCTTGTTGCTTTTGATATTCGTCTTGCTCTCTCTTGTACGCTTGTTCCTCTTCGTATTTTTGCTTGTTATAAGCGTCTTGTTGTCTATCATACTCTTTTTGTTCGTCTTCACGAGCATATTGTTGATATTTGTTGAGGATATTTTGCTCATTTGCAGCAGCTTCAGATTCGACATTTGTTTTATTTGTCATATACTGATTCATTAAGTCTGTTTTCTTTGTGTTTATATCTGACTCAATTTGACCTAAATTGTTCATATAGTGAGAGTCTGCTTGAAGTCCAACAGATTCAGACACACCTAAATTGTCTAATCCGTTGTTTTTGCTTTGTTGTTGCAAGTATTTCGCCATTTTATCTCTCAAAATACTAGCCTCTTGTCTTTGTTGAGCCTTCGATTCGTCTAAAGCTTCATTTGCAGAGTTGAATTGATTCTCTAAATTTTGCTTTTGCAAATAAGCTTGATAAAGATTGTTTCCGGTTTCGTAGTCTTGGTCTGACATACCTTCTTTCTTTGAGAAGTTTCCGTTATAATCTTCTCCAAATTGACTCTTGTACCACGCTAAAAACTTATCGTCATTTGCAGCTGGAGCTTCAGTTGACTGCTCCGGAGTGTTTACTTGACTCATAGTTGACTCTGTTGGAGTTGCAACTTCTGGCGTAGGCTCATTTTTAGGAGCTGGTGCTTCTGGAGTTGTTGTTTGTGAAGTGTTAGCTTCTGGAGCTACAACTGCCGGCGTTGGCTGTACAGCTGGAGCGACTTGAGGCTCTACAGCTGGAGCAACTTCTTTCTTTTGCACGGCTGGAGCAACAGCTGGCTGAACAGCTATAGTAGCTTGTTTTTTATTTTCTACCGGAGTAGTTGTTTTTTCTGCTGTTGGCGTAGTCTTTGTCGGAGTGGTTGTTTGATTTGCTAAATCTGTTGTTGTTGCTGCAGTAGTTGCGTCTGATTGTGCGGTTGTTGTTCCGCTGTTCTTTTTAGCCGTATTAAACCAATTTTGAATATTGCTAGTTGTGTTTTTTACAGCACTTGACACATTGTTTACAACGGATTTAATTTTGTTCTTTAATTTGCTCCAAATTGACATCTTGTTTGTCTCCTTTTAATTGTTTATTTTCCTCTTCCACTTCTTCTTTTGTTGCTATGCCTTTGTCACATTTGAAGCGTTGAAGATAGTTTATTTGCCTAACAGTTCTTTTTCTTAAGTCTTCTGTGACAAAATAATAAGATTGTACCCACTTAATGCCGCCGAATAATAAGAAAATAGCTATCTGTACAAGCGAAGATATAATATAAGCCCAACCAAACACGAAGCTAAATGAGAAGTAGGCAAAAACAATTCCCATAATAGCTCTTGAGATTAAATCTGAACGAGCCTCTCTCTTTTGATATGTTCTTCTGTCTGTACCAAGATTGTGAGGGTCGTCATTTTTAATCGTGGTGGCGGTTATTGCGTCTGTCGAAAGTAAAGTTATTTTAACTCTCATAGCTTTTTGAAAAGCTTTTCGTTTGGCGTTTTGGCGTTTGTTGTAAAGCTTTATTTTTTTCTTTTCAATTTTATATCTGGTAGGATATAAAGACTTCATTTCTTCAGCTGTGTAAGTCTCAACAATCTCCTTGTCGCCTTCTTTAGTTTTAACTTCAAACTCCATTTCTTTAAGAGGGAAGTCAATATCTAAAGCTGTTCCCTCTGAATCGAAGCAGTCTGAATATCTTAAGCCTTCTTTGTTAAGAATCTGCTTTCTAATCTTTACATAAGTTTTAGTGTTTTCTTCTTCGCACCAATCGTCCATTTCATTGATTTTAGGGTCAATGTCTGCAACACATTTGGAGTGAAGCTTGTTAGTTTTAATCACTTCGTCTTTTTTGTCTCCAGACAATAAGCCTTGAAGCGAAAATAAGTAAGAAATTGTGTAGCCCACCAAGAAAATGATTATACCTTGACCGATAATTTCCAGAATTGTTTTTCCAGAAGTTTCGATTTTGACTAAACCATAAGCAACATAAGCTATACAAGCGAAGGCGATAATAAAGTATAAGAAGTTGTTTTTAACAAATCTTTTGACTTTGTTGTCTTTCTCTTCCATTATGACCTACCTCCCATATATTCGTCGAAAAGAGTCTTCATTTTAGCTTCCACTTTGTCAGAAGTTGCGTCCGCCGTCTTTTCGATTAAAATTTTCTCTTTGATTATTCTTATAGGGCGTTGGAATATCAATAAATCCAAAGCTTCGCCTACCAAGCATAGAGCTGATAGCCAAACTATATCTTGAATAAGCGGATATAAGAAGTATGATAAGCCGCACAAAACGGCGTATGTAATAATTCTTTTCGGCATTTTAAGCTTACCGATAACCTTGAGCAACAATAAAAATGCTGCTATAACTAATCCTACACTAATTTTTATGGTGTCGCCCGGTGTTTTTACATAATTATCCCAATTTATGATTATATAAATCAATAGAGGAGCTGCAGAAACAATAAAGCTTCCAATCTGTAGGAATATAAGCTTTAGCTTAAGATTCAGTTTCTTCTTCATTTTCGCCTACCTTTGCAATCTCTTCAGCGTAGCCGTTTTGAACAAGCTCTGCTGTGTTGCAGAATCCGATTTTTACCATTTCTTTTGTGTCTGTAGTGTTTTTGTCAATGTTTTCGACTTTTTCTTCTAGCTTCGCAATTCTTTCTTCTAGCTGCTTATTTTTTCTCTTAAGACTAGCATTTTCGCTAGTGGAAGCTTTTAGCTCTGTTGTGGCTGCTTTAATCTTTCCTAAAGTTGTAAGCATAATTATCACAGCAGAGATAATAGAAGAAACATTTGCCGTTATGTAAGGCATAACCTTTTCTCTGAAGAAGTTAGATTCTTCCGACTCCTCGTTAAGCTCTGGAGTTGTTGTAGACACTTCTGCTGCAGAGACAGCAGCGACACTTTGTGTTGGAGTTGCTAACGGACTAACCGCAAACATAAATCCTCCAAACATAATCAATAGGCATAAAAAGATTGTTTTTTTCATAGTTTTACTCCTCTATATTTGATTTTTTTGTAAAATTCGACATTTCTTTTAATAGTGACATCTACCAAGTTTTTACAACCTTTAACAAAGTCTAAACAGATTCTGATAGGCTTGTCTGATTCTTCAATTTTGATAGCTATCAAGTTAGGACATTTGTAAAACGCCTTTTCGCCGATTTTGTTGACTTCTTCTCCGATTGTGATATAAGTCAAGCTTGCGTCTTCGGCAAACTGCAAGTCTTGAACATCTTCTTTAATTCGTAGCATTATTTGCACTCTCTTTTGTCTTCATTTGAGCATATTCTCTCATAGTCATAGTCTTTTCCAGATATTTCCATAGAGTCACAATCGTTCCGTCTTCCTCTGTGAGAACAACTCTTTCAATGTTCTTGCGAAGGTAGACCGTGTCAACATTTATCTCTATTTCTTCTGGCTTATCTGTTTGACTTCCGAAGACTTCTTTGTAATCCGACATTTGCTAATCTCCTTTTTTACATATTTCTCGACTTTTGATAGGCTATTTTCTCTCAACCGGAAGCTTGAACAATGTTGCAATATTCCATTATAAGAAGCGTAAGCTCCAAGATTTTTGCTAGTGAGTTCTTGTTTTTCGTCAACCCTTCGCTGAATAGCTCTTGTGCTTTTCTTCATACGCTTTTTTGTAGCCTTTCTCAAAAGCGTATATCCGTAAAAACTTCTGTAGCCAACATAATCAACTCCTCTAATAGCTGTAGGGAAGACTTGATAATTTTTCTTAAGCTCTAAACCAAGCTTTGAAAGATATTCTGCAATATCTAACCTCAACTTATGAAGCTCTTCTTTTGTGGACGCCAGAATAATCAAATCGTCCATATACCTCAAATAATACTTGATATGCTTCACTTCCTTAATCCAATGGTCGAACTCTGAAAGATAGAAGTTTCCGAAGTATTGTGAAGTATAGTTTCCGATAGGAATCCCTTGCGGGTAGGAGTCGATAATTTCGTCCAGCAGCCAGAGAGTGTCGCTGCATTTTATATATCTCCTCAACATCTGTTTAAGATTTTCTTTGTCAATGTTGTTAAAATACTTTTTAACATCAAGCTTAAGGCAATATTTAGTACCTTCTTTATCTGTTTTCATAAACTTGTGAAGCTTCTTCAGAGCTTTGTGCGAGCCTTTTCCGGGTATTGCTGCATAAGTGTCGTGAATAAAGTGCCTTAAGAATATCGGCTCAATATGCAACATAACAGCCCAATGAACAATCCTATCCGGATAATAAGGCAAGTCCACAACTTCTCTGTTCTTGCCACGCTCTCTCAACATAAACTTTCTATATTTAGAAGTTTTGTAAGTTTTGTTTATTAAACTTTCTCTGATAGCTGACAAGTATTTTTCTGGATTTGCGTCAACCATTTTTACTAGAGCCTTCTTTGTTTTGCCTTTTCTAGACATCTTGTAGGCTAGCTGAAGGGTTTCCATAGAAGTTATTTTTTCAAAAAGATTTCCGATTCTTCTCAAATTTATGCTCCTTTGTTCTGTGTGTAAATTCTCAAACTTTCACTTTCGCTACTCGTACGATTTTAGATTACTTATATTTTGCCAAGAGGCAGGGCGACAGCACTACGCTTAATTTTTTTATACACACTTAAGGCAAGACGACCGCCATAATTCGAATTCGTATTAGTAGCGGAATTGTTGAAATTCAAATAGAAAGCACCGGCATTGGTAGTATTACTATAATTACCGCCGAAGTACGGCACATAGCCCGACCCGTTGACACGCCCGTCTCTACTGTGTGTCGCCCATAATTATTAAATTGTTATTACTTAAATGTTTAGCTAAACACTTAATAGCTTGAATAGTTAGCCACAGAAGGCAAGACGACCGCCACAATTCGAATACGTAGTAGTAGCGGAACTGTTGAAATACAAATAGAAAGCACCGGCAGTGGTAGTAAAACTATAATTACCGCCGAAGTACGGCACAGAGCCCGACCCGCCGACACGCCCTCTGTCGCACCAATAAGTTGTTGCAGAGCCGCTATTGTCGTTAGGAACAAAGCCGCTAGCATTTTCTCCCATAATCTTTTTAGTATATCCGGAAGAGGTGCTTGCTAAAGTATAGCCTCTATCTGTGTATCCCGTTCCGCTTCCGTTGTAGTCAACGCTTGCGTCTGTTGAATCTATAGTTGTTAAGTTTCTGCTAGAATTGATATACGCTCCGTCTATCCAAGTTAATCGGCTTCCGTAGAAGTCTTCAATTCCCATAAACTTCATTTGTCCGTGAGCAGATGTTCCATAGTACAAGCCTTTTTGATTTAAGCCGCCACCGGTTGAATATCCGCTTCCATTACAAAAACCATAACCTAGAGCTGTTTGAGAATCAAGATTTTTGAATTGAATTGCATATAGGCATTGAAGCAGTACAAGTAAATCCCAATAGAAATTCTCATAGCCTTCTCCATTGTTTCTGCTGTAAGTTCTCCAAGTATTAAGCGAAACGCTTCCGGTTGCACTAACTCCACTAACAGAACGAGCAGAAGTTCCGTCGTAGTAAGATTGATAAGCTCCAATATAAACTTTGTCTTTTTCAACACCTTTTCGAGTGTGAGCTAAACAACAGAAGCCTTCTTGAGCTGTGTCAGAGATTTGTATGTATTGATAGTTTTCGTCCTTGTGCAGTCTGTAATAGACTTTAGGAATCTCAATCATAACATCTCCGTCAGCTCCGGTTATAACAACATCATTTCCGTCAACATCTTTTGTATAGTCGTCCGGATTTAGATATTTAACAACTGCTCCGTTTTTGAATAAGCAAGGCTTAACCATATTGAACGGGAATCTGTCTCTCCAGCTTCCCCAAACAAAAGTGTCGTTTGTGAAGTCCATATAAGATTTTTCAGAGTCAACTGCGTCGTCTGTGTAAGTGACGCTTGTCTCTGGATTGCTGTTTGCAAGGTCAATCTTTATTCCGTAAGTGACAGAAGTTGTTGTATAAGCCATATAGACATAATTTGCTTCGTTTATAGAAGCTTCAACCTCTTTAGCGTCTGGAGTTATATAATCCTCTCTATTGTTTACAGCTATTGTGTAAGTTCCCGGATAAACTTCTAAATAAAATCTTCCGTTTGCGTCAGTAGTTCCGGTATAAACAACCGAAGTATCGTCTTTTTTTGTGATAGTCACTTCTGCTGCTCTAGCTGCCTTGCCGCCCGGAGTGGTTGCACTAACTATAATTGAAGATTTTCCTACTGAAGGCTGGTCTGAAGCAGAGCCTTCAAAAGTTCCAGCCACACCAAGAATTGAAATTCCTTTCTTGATGTAAGCTGCTTGAATATTTGCGTCTATTGACGAATCGACAGCCGCCACCTTAACAGAGCTAAAGCCGTCATATCCAGAATCTGGAGTGTAGGTTTGCTCTGTTGTTGCTGGATTTATTTCTTTTGTTTGAAATTTAGCTGTCTTTTTAATAAGCAAAGGGTGGTGTATCATACTAACCTCCTAACGCCGTGATGTGAAGAGTGATACTTTCTTGAGGCATTGTTGAACATTTGAAAGTTAATGTTCCGCTTCCTTGACTTGTTGCTCTGATTTCAGCATTTGTGAAGGCTGAATAGCTTGACTCGTCTGGAGTATAGAAAATATCGTTTGTCTCTGACACAATAGGAATTGTTTTTGTGCAGCTTGTTCCACCAGCCCAATCGTCAATAGATATAGTGATTGTTGCTGATTGCTTTTTAACATTTGCAATAGCTTCTTTTTCAGCTGTTGTAAATGAAGCTGTTGTTGCGTCTAAAATACTTTTGTTGCTGTGTTCGTGCTTCTTGTTTACAGCGTCTTTTAAGTTGTCGTTTGTTTCTGTGTAGGTCTCCAACAAAGAAAAGTTGTTGTGTGAGTGTTTTGCGTTGTAAGCGTCGTTGATTTTAGCTTTATAATCGGCACTTATTGAGAAAGTTCCGTCTTCTGACATTTCAATAGTGGTGTTATCTGCAGAGTGTGCAATAACCAAGTCTGAAACATCAACGCTTATAAAGCTTCCGTTTGCAAGCTTTAAGTAAAGCACTCCAGACCTATAGTAGCTTCCGCTTGAAGCTAATAATAACTCTAGCGGCAAATCTACGGTAGATGTACTCAATACATTTGAGTTTTTATCTTTTAAGATAATTGTTAAAGTTCCGTCTGCCGCAACATAAGTAGTCTCTATTGAATATCCATAAATTGTAGGGATATTTTCGTTCAAAATCTTACCTTGTTTAGCAGATAAAGCTTTAGTTTCGTCGTCCGTTGTTAAATCGTTAGCAACATCTTCTTTATTGAGTTTTAAGTCAAAAGCTGCTTGTTGAGCTGTTGAAATAGGCTTGTCTGCGTCTGCTGTGTTATCCACATTTCCAAGTCCTAACTGCTCTTTAGTGACGCTGTGAGGATTTTCCAAGTTTTCTTTATGCTCGTTTACGGAAGCTTGCACTAAATCAATAGCTGCTTGTTGAGCGGTTGATATAGGCTTATCCATATCCGAAGTATTGTCTGCGTTGCCAAGCCCAACTTGAGCTTTTGTGACTTCGTGTGGATTGTCTTTGGCGTGAGTGTGTGTGTCTACGGTCACATCTTTGTTGTCAATAGCGTCGTTTGCTTCAGCAACAATTCTATTTACTTCAGAACATAAAGAAGCGGTTGCGTCGTCTATAAATTGATAGAAAGCTTTTTTAATGTCTGCTGCCTTCATACCTTGTTCGGAAGGATTATCCGGCAATCTGAAGGCGGTTTTTCTTAAAATAGCATTGATTGTATCTTCTGAAATTTTATTTATAGCCATTATTTTACTCCTTTATTTAATTTGTTGATTTTGTAAACTATCGTGAAGTTGTTTACAATGCAGTTTGTATCGTTCTCTGACTTAAACTTAAACATAATATAGTTAAAGTTTCTAACTAAAATTTTCTTTGTGTAGCTGTTAGCAAAAGCTGACTCAAAAGAGAAGTTGTTAAAGTCTAAATCTTCAAAACTGAAAGTCCTCATACCTCTAGCTTGATGTAGTCTGTCTAAATTCTTTGTTTCATAGCCAAACTCTAAAGAGCCGTTGGTTGAAGGGTCTGTTGATATTGTTAAAGACAATAAAGTCTTGCTATATTGATTAGTTCCGAAATCAAATACGGGAGAATACCACTCCGCCACCACATTACGCCTCAAAATAATGCTTGCAAGCACGCTAGAAGGCGTGGAATTGTTGTATCTGATTAAATATGCCGGATTGCTTGTTGTTGAGTGTTTAACCTTAAAAATTGAGGTTGACAACTCCGCTATGAATAGCTCTTTGCCAGAGATTGACCTTGATAGTCTAAATCCGGTTGTTGATATTGTTGCATAACTGCCAGCTTCTGTCTTAAGCTTGAAAGAGCAATTTTCGTAGTCCATATCTGTAATTAGATATTTAACATTTGCTCTTAATCCAGAGCTTCCAACATTGTCAGCATAGACTTCCATACCATTATAGAAAAGTCCAATATCGTTAGCGTCAAGAGTTATGCTGTCGTCTGAAACGCCTCTCATATAAGGGATTCCAGCAACAGAGTCAAGATTGTTTAGCACAAGCTCGTATAAGCCGCTTGTTGAAAATTTGATTCTGTCGTTTTCTGCAAGCTCAACACCTAAATTTCCATAAGTGAATCCGCCGTTTGCAATACTTAAAGAGATTTGACCGGCTGAAGTGTTATAATAACTTCTATCGCAAAACTCTTCGTCAAACATACAAATTTGACCGGTTGCTGTTCCAAAGCAAAGCTTCTCGTCTAGTACAGCCCAGATTCTAGCCGGAATATTCGTCCAATACCACCACTCATAATTGAAGGTATCTCCCATATCTCCTTCAGCTTGAGAAGTGAATCTTGAGTCTGCAACATAACAAACTCCTTCAACGGACAAATAATATCTGTTTTTATAAGCTATTCCTACAGCCTCTGATAAGTCTGTGTGTTGCTTTAATCTTTCATTGATGTATCTGCTTCGTTCTCTTGCGTATCTTTCTGTTGTTGAGACATTTTCGCCTAGAACAATTCCAAATACTCCATTAGGAGACAACATCAACACATCTCCAGAAAGGTTAGCGTTTGCAAATCTGCTCTTAACGCCTTCGCCTATACTTCCAGCAGTTGTCGGGAAGACCGTAGTTGTTTGAACAAGGTTGCCGTTTGCGTCGTAAAAGTCGCTATCTGTACCCGTTCTAAAGTAGACCGTAGCTTCTTGAGCATTATCTTCTTTGAAGATTGCAAGTGTACTATCTGATAATCTTGAGTAAGATTTAATCGGATAAGCTGTACTACCTAGCATAGCGTAGTTTATATCGCTAAAGTAAGTGAAGTCGTCAACCTCTGAATAGAAGTCATAATTGCAAAATTCTTCGTTTCCGCTAACAAATAATCTGTTGGAGCTTCCGTTTGTTCCAAATAAGATTCCAAAGTCGCATTTTGAGATTCTATCTGAATATCCTTCTGTCGTGTGACAGAAAGTGACAAAGATGTTATCTCTATCCGCTATTTGCGGCTTTGTATTGATTGAGAAAGTTATTTGACCGGTTGCAAAGTTTATTGTTCCTACGCTTGTTCCGTCTGAAGTTAAAAGCCTTGTTTTGTCGTCTCCAGAGTTGGAGGCTTCTTTTGTGATAGGATTGCTTCCGTCGTAGGTCTCAATCTTTACAGAGACGGCGGAATTTTCGTCTATCTCTCCAGAATCCAGAGTGTAGGTTTTATTTGTTGCGTCAACTCCTAAAAGTTGGTTAATTCGCTTGTTTGTTAGAAGGTTTATATTGTCAAGCGTTGCTCTGCTTGTGTCGTCTGTGACTGAATCGTCGTCAATAGATATAGTTGTTGTTGGAATATAGGTGTCCGAATTGTTATAAACTCTTCTCAATTCATAACTGCTTCCGTCGTTCCAGCTACCATAAACTAAAAAATCGCCACAGCCGATTATGTACAGCCTTCCTTTTGAAATAAAACATTGACTACGCTGGTCTTTTATGTTTGCAGCTATAACCCTTGCGTCTGTATAGGTTGACGAATTTGTTATATCTGTTGTCACATATTTTTGATTGACTGAATCATAGTCTAAAGTAAAGAATCTGTTTCCGGCGTGGACGATTGTTTTCTTATATTGTCCGTTTTGATAGTTGAAAATGCCATTTATTCTCAAGTCTATTCCGCTTGAGTTTTTAATTCTGATAAGCTCGTTCCAGCCGTTCCTTTTGCGATTGACTCCATATTCGTTTATGAAGTTTTTCATATCTGTAGCTCTGTTTGTTTGCACTCTTAACGGAGAGCTTGAGAAGTCAACGCCCTTGAAATCATTTAGTTGTACGCTTAATCGCTCTTTAAGAGCAATATTTGTAGACATTCTCACACTCATTTACGCCTCCGTTTGAGAGAACACAGCTCTCACGCTTGTTTGTCGTCTTTTTATTTCTGTATTTGCAGCTTCTAAAGAAAGCTCAAACAAGTTTCTAGCTTCTGACGCTTCGGCTGGCTCGTCTTCTCTGAACAAGTCTCCCTTGATAAAGTAAGGAATTATGCTAGCTATTTTGTCTGGAAGCTCAAGCTCTGTGTCTTCAGCAGTTCCAGCTGTTATTCTTGCAAGTGTTGGAGAATAGATTATTGTGTAGTCGCCGCCTCTATATGGAAGAACAATAATTGAATTTGTCTCCATAATATATTCGCAGTTTCCTTCATACTCGGTGGCGGTTTCGTAAACTATTCTGTCAACATTACCAAAATCCGATATAATCGCAGATAAGTCAAATCTGATTCTATTGTTTGAGATTGTTCCTAAATCTTCAGTAAGTACAAACTTCTTGACCGGAACAGCATTACTATCTTCAAGCCTAGAAAAGCAGCGGTTAATCGCTCCCGGCATTGAGTTGACATATCTGCCATAGTTCTCGTCGGTCTTAAGGTCTCCTAGATTGTCTATAGCTATATCGTCTGTATAGTCAGCAAACATAATCTTTAATGCTTCAATTTTTACTTCTCCAAGCTTCATAGTTTCTCCTTTTTGTTTATAATTTTAATGGTGGATTGTGCCGGACTTGCACCGGGAACAGCTTTCGCACTCTTTCTCTCTTATTTCACGAATCCATAAAAGCGAAGCGTCTCATAACCGCTTTCGCTTTTTTTATTTAATTTAATTAAGGCAACTTAACAACTGCTAATTTAATAGTTGCAGCACCGGCAAAGATAACTCTGCCTTTATTGTCGCCACTTACATTTTTGAACATACCGCTTTCAAGAGTGAAGTAAATAGTCTTGCCAGCTCCGATTGATATAGCTTTATCAACCACGCCTTGAATACCATTACCTTTCTTGATTGTTAATGTTCCAGCTGCATTAGCTGTGTTTTGAGCGATAACTAAATATTTATCGTCTCTTTCTTTGTGTTCGTAGTAAGCTCCGTCAGTTCCGTCAATAGCTGTAGTTAAAGTTGCTGAATCAACTTCTGCTGAAGCTTTGTTGTACTCTTCAAGTTCAACCGGTACAATTTTTACAATAGCCATAATTGTTTCTCCTTTATAAATTTAGATTTGATTAGTGTTTAACATTTAAGATAAACATTTCTTTAGGTCTAACGATTTTAGCGTCAAACAAGATAAAGCCTTTAACTGCGTCAGCAAAGCCCTTTTCTGGACGATATGCTTCTGTGTGTGTTAATGGTTTAGCAAAAGCAATAGCTCTTTGTGTTTTAACTTGAATTAAGTCTGTGTCGCCGTCAGTAGTTGTTCTAGCTTTAGCAACATTGTTAGACATTTTGATAGTAAGATTGCCGTACATAGCAACTTTACCATTTTTCAAGATAGCACTATTGTCTGTGTCTTTGCTTGCATAATCCTTTCTAAATTTAGTAAAGAATCGTGGAGTCACAGTAGCAACGATTTTTGTGCTTTGTTTAACATCATTTTCATAAAGCCTTTGAGCTGCCAAGTCTAAAGCGTCTAAAACATTTACTTCGCCTGACCCAGCTGTTCCAGACACAACTTTAGGAGCTGTAGCGTAAAGCTTAACTGCTTCGTCCTTTTTAGCAAGGTTAGCAACATAAGTGTCAACTTCGTTAGCCAAGCCTTCTGATGTTTCTTCTTGAAGAGCTTCCATTACTCCGCCGATAGCTTGAGCTTTGTCAATATCTCCAATTTTGTAGTTAAAGTATCTGATTTGATTGATTTGCATAATGATTGAAGTGTCTTCGATTTCTTCTGCAGCCTCAATATCATTGTTTCTAGCTGATTTAGCTATGCTTCTGATTGTTGGTTTACCTACGCCAAGAATTTTGACAGATTCGCCTTTTTCTTTAACCTTGCCTTCGTATTTTCTATTACAATCTTCTACGAAAACGCAAAGTCTTTCTAATTCTCTGTCAATTTGTTCGTTCCAGACAGTAGGGATAAAATTTGCGTATGACATAAAATTTTTCTCCTTTAATTATTTTAGATTTTGCGTGGTTATTTCCACTTTTTCATTGAAGCCATAATCTTGTCATAGTTTTTATGGACTTCTTCTTGAGACATTTTCTTTACTTGCTCTACAGAATAGAAGTCGTTGCTGCTATCTGTTTCAGAGCTTGTTAATGAGCCGGGTGTGGCTTTCGCATTTGCTACTTGTCGAGCGGCTGCATTGTTTTCTTCCTTACGGATTTTGCTTACTAGGTCTTGATAACTATCGTAAATCTCTGCCATAGGCTTTTTGCCTACAAGCTCTTCGGCAAACTGCATAAAAGCTGTGTCTAAAGCGAGCTTTTCCAAATTAACTTCTGGGTGTTTGGATTTGAAGTCCTTATAGTCGTTCTGAATCCACTCTTCGTCTTTTAATTTTTGCTCCGCAATTTTAGCTTCTTCTTTTTGTTTGTCTTTGTGATATTTAGAATAGTCTGTGAGAGGGTCGCCGCCTTGCTTTTTAATCTCTTTCATAGCAAGATATTCTTCGACATCTATATCGTCTTCTATAGGTTGGTTAGTGAAAGGATTCACTCCGTCTACAGCTTCCTTGATAGCGTCGTATCTAGCTTTTTTGAGTTCAGCTTGTCGTTCCGCCTCTCTTCTTCGGCGTGCGTTTTCTGAATTGTCTTGTTGAGGTTTTACTTCTTCTTTAGCTTTCGGTGTCTCTTCCGCTTCTTTAGTGTCAGTAAATTCAACATCATTGACATTTTCAGTTGTGCTAGCGTCAGAGTTTTCGCCAGCTCCATTGTTGTCAACTTTAGCTGCGGCGTCAGTCGCAAGCGTTGTATCTTCAACTTTGGTTGTTTCCTCTGATAAGTTTTTGTTATCTTCCATAACTATTTCTCCTCCGATTTTTCCGCTTTTCAGCTGCGTAAATTTTTATAATAACTAGCCTTGCTAGAAATTACCTTGATTTGACTAGCTCTTTATTATGTTCAGAGCATTTAGGATTTCTGCAGATAAATATAACTGCCTTCTTTTCAACCCTCTTAACAGCCATAGCTGTTTTACATTTATTACAGACCATTAAAACCTCCGTTGTATAACGCTGCAGCAAACTCTGTAGCGTCTCCTTCAGCTGTTTTAACTCTTTCGTTCATAATTCTTAAAGCTTCGTTGCTTTGTTCTATCTTCGCTTTAGATTCTGCATAAAGAGTAGCTAGGATTGACCTTAATTGATTGTTTTCTTTGATTACGCTAACAACCTTGTCAACAACTTCTTTTTGTTGTTGGATAATTGCTGCGTCTTGCTTAACTTGCTCTTGAGAAGCTTGCAACTGCTGTGTAAGCTGTTGTATTTGTTGAGTAAGCTGTTGTATTTGACCTTGCTCCTCTTCCTCAATAGCTTTAAGAATCTCTGTTCTGTTGTTTAGAGCGTTCTTTGGATAAGATTTTATGTAAGTCTTTCTGTCAATCATTTGCTTACTTAATAAGTTGTCAAGCAAGTTTATATCTCCAGCAGCACTTGATTTTGTTCCGGCTGTAGCTTCTACAATAATAGAGAACTCAACGCCGTTATATTCTTGTCCGTTAAACACATCTGGAACATTGACCTCTTGCTCTTCGATTTGCCCTTCAGCATTACGAATTTTTGTTTGTTTTTGATAAACAAAGTCTTTGTTTTCATAATAAAGCTTGAAGAATTGCTCCAAGACTTTACCTTGTTTCTCTTTAACCTTCCAGAATCTATCTCTTAAGCTTTCAATAGGTTGTTGAGCTTGACTTTGTAATTGAGCAATAGCTGCACCAGACATATTGGCTGATATTGCTTCTCCGGTCATAACCTCTGTTGAGCCGGTCACGACACGAGTTAAGTCTGTTAATGTATTGATTAGTTGAAGTGGAGTTCCGCTTATGCTAGAGCCTTCCAACTTCTTAATTCCGCCACCCGTTTTAGAGTAGTCTGTTAATACTTGACCCGGAGCGTTTGTTATCTCTTGACCTTTTAGAGCGTCTTCTGTGACAACATATTTACCCCAAGCTGTATTTTGAGCAGCTAACAACTGCATAGCTATATTGAAGTTGATTGCTTTTTGGTTAGGAATCAATCCTTCAACTTCTCCAAGACCATAGATTGAATCTTCTCTAGGCTCATAGTTTCCAACTACGATAGGGTAAAGCGTTGCTTTTCCAGCTGGTAGAGGTTTTGTGTCTTTATGGTCTGGAAGACTATTGTTTGGAGCGTCTTCAAAGCCAAGTGTCTTTCTAGCCGCTTCCACATCTGGAGAGATAGGGAACGGCTTATTGATAGTCACAGACTTTGTAGCTCTTTCGCAATATACTTCGCCGTCTTGTCTGAAGTATTTAGTCAACACGGTCACAAGCTTTGAGCCGTCTTGTTCTGTGTCTCTAACTTCTTCGTCGTTAGTGTCTGGCTGAATAGAGTCTTCGTCAACATCTTTGTCAGCTTTAGCTCTAACAGAGTTGACTTCTTCTCTGGTTGCTATAATTATCCATTTTTGTTTTTGCTCGTCCGTTTCTTTAGGATTAGCAAAGCCTATGTTTAGGATATTTATAAGCTCAACTCTAACTCCGCCTTGCATTTTGCCAACTTTGCCTTTAGCTTCTGAATCCCAATAATAGTGATAGAAGTAAGAGCCTTTAACGCTTCCGTCGTGTACAGCTTTAGCGTCGTACTCTTCTTGACGCATTTCTTTTTGAATATAGTCTGCAAAGTTTGTGAAGCGTTCTGCATTGACATTTTCGTCTTCAGCTTTATAGATAAGCTTTACAACGCTTGAGAGAATAGCACTCTCTTTGTTGCGGCATATCATTTTAATTATG